GCAGAGTTAATACCACCTCTTGTAGCTTTGTCATTTAAGTATCTCATATCAGATTTGTAGAAATCGTAAGATCCACGTCTGAAACCAGAGAAACCTAAGTTTAACGCCATATCTTCTGAGTTGTTGAATACTCCATAAGAAGTACCACCAGCACCATAAGAATTCATAGAAGCTAACATGTCATCCATCGCTAACGAAGTAGCTCTGTTTACAAACATCATGTTTTCTTCAATAGCACCTTGATTATCAAACTCAGCTAAGATAGCGTCGAATTCAGCTAAATCAGTAGCAGCGTTAACACCAGTAATACCAGAAGTTAAATTACCTCTATCTTCGATAGCTGCAAATAAACCTTCAGTACCAGCACCATTAAGACCAGCATCAGCAGCACCTCTAACTTGACTGTTAGCACCGAAACCAATGATAGATGCAGCAGCTGTTTTTTCAGCTTCTAACATACTCATCTCTAAGTAATCGTTGAAACGAGCTCTTGTATCAGATTCAGCTTTTAGATACCACATGTATCCAGAACCACCTCCTTCAGAAGTTACTTCAACCCAACCAATTCTAGAAACATCAGAACCTGATACTTCGTAGTAATCTTTCATAATGATTGGTTTATTGTGGAATGATTTGAATGTAGGTTCGTTAGCGCCTCTTGAATCAGTTTTATATGTACCAGTTTCATCAGCATAAGATGCTCCTTTACCGTACTCAGAACCAATAACTAATAAAGTAGCTGCACTCGCAACTTCAGAATGAGTAGTTAAAACAGCTTCGCTATAAGATTCAAGCGAAACAACGTTTGAGTCTGGAGTTTCTACCACTAAACATTTTGAAACTTTTCCAGCAGTTGCTAAAAGCACAACATCGTTTACTCTAATACCGTGAACTCTACTTGTTGAAGTACCTACTGTTGCATCCCCGTCGATATCTTGAACGACTGAAAATGTACCATTTGTATCTCCATTTAAATCTATCGTACCTACGTATGATAAATGTAATCTTGATTGCTCAGACCAAACAACTTGGTCAGCACTCATAGATTCTTCAGCTCCAACTTGTGAAAGAAATCCAGATATAGTCCTAGGACCAAATACCTCTGCTTCTTTCTCCATTAAATCTGGTAAATATTGTTGCGCCCATCCTTGTCCGGATGTAGACGCAAGATCTAAGTAATTTGTAGATAATGTTTGCTTTATGTGAGCTGGAACACTATTCAAATTACCTCCTGCAGTAATTGCCATAATTTTTTATTTTTAAATTGTTAATTTTTGTTTTTAATTTTGTATTTAAAATCAGCAGTTGTATCGCCTAGCACTTTTACTTTAATACCACTCGTATCGACGTTGTTATTTAACTCTTGGCGTGGATCCATATTGATATTTTTGGAATCCGTAATGCTACTTTTTAGTGCATCAGTTTTTCCTTGTTCATAAAAATGTTTTGCGATAATATCAGCATTCATTGCTGTAAATAAGCTTTTATGATAACCCGCTTCATCCTGCATGTGATTGTTTTTATCCAGAAACTTTCCGATAAAATTATTAATATCACTTTGGGTTTTCTTAACTTGACTTACATCATTTACGTTAAATCTATAATTTTTATCTCCGACGTTATATTCAAAACCTTTGAATTTGTCTCCAAAAAACCTATTGGTTTTATTTAAAAAATTAGATTTAGCTTCACTCTGATAATTTTTGTTTTTCTGTGATTTTTGATAGAAATTAATTGCTTCTTGTTGCTCGTTTGTGAGTTTCGATCCACTTTTAATTTCTGAATAATATTTGGTTTTGGTCTCTTCCAAATGAGTTTTAGCATTTGCAACTTGCTCTTTTAACGCTAATTTTTTTCTTTTAATATCTCTATCCTCATCTACATCTTCACTATACGAAAATTGATCTTCCATGAGAAATTCAATTTCTTCATGGTCTAAATGAGGTTTTGTTTGTTTATAGTATTCTTGTAATAACTCCTGATTCTCCATTTCAGAATAATCTCTATTTAGTTTCACATAGTCATTTAGATCACCGCCGGTCTCCTCCATGAAACTTACTAATTTCTCTATATTTTCCGGTAAGGGTTTACCAGTCTCCATAGATTCTTTTATAACTTCACCAACTTCCTCTGCTATTTCTTCAACTTCTTTTTCTTCTTCTGTAACTTCTTCCATTATTGGTTGATCAGTAGTAGTTTCTTCTATAACAGTTTCTGTTTCTACCTCTGTTTCTACTGGTTTGTCTAAGTCAACTTTAGTTACTGTTTCTTCAATAACTTGTGGTTCCATTTTCATTTTTTCCTTAACCTTCGTAACATCACCTTTTGTTTCGTTACCATCTGGTTGTTTTTCTACTTTTTCTTTTACTTTTAACGAACCAGTTTCGTTATCCACGATTGGCTGTTCTTTTTTCTTTGCCATAATATAATATAATAATAGTTAATAAATATTACTTAGGACCAAACGATCCTAAGTTGAATCCACCCAATACATCATTACCTGCTGATTCAAAGTTTTTAGGTGGTTTTTCGTTTTTTCTTTGATCTATAAGCTCACTTTGTTGAGTTGCTTGCATTTTTGTTCTATCGTCTTTTCTATTTTCTTTAGAATCATCTCTACTTTTAAGAGTTTGTACTTCCATTTGCTTCAATTGCATATTAAAACTAAACTCTTTTTCCATTAATTGAAGTTTGGCTTGGGTCTCTTCTACAACCAATCTTGATTTTCCATCTGTTTTAATACTTTCTAATTTTATCTGAGTATCAATCATGGCTTTATTTTTCTTAATTTCAGCCTCTGCTTGAGCCGCAGCTGTATCAGATTGCGCTTGTCCCTGTGCTTTTGTTTGATCTAATGATCTAGCGTGATCTTCCTCTCCTTTTTTCTTACGTCTCATTTTTAACAATTGATTTGCTAGTTTAACATTTTTAATCATTCTCAAATCTATTGCATCTTCTAACTCTATACTTTGTTGTGATAGTGCTGTTTGTATATTGTTCTCTAACATAGCTTTTTCTTCTTCATCTGGTTCTAGTTCTAAGAATATACCAAAATCATAAAGATGTAAATTAGCCATCTCGTCTAAAGTAGCTACATTATGTGCCCCTATAGATTCAATAAATGCGTTTCTTGTTGGGGAATACTCTATAATATCAGATATTCTTAATGAAAGTTGCTCTGCTATTTCAGTTGTTAGATATAATCCAGAATGCAATATATGTCTAGTAGCTGTATTTGAATTTGCAGCGGCCATCTTTTGCACACCCACTAAAGATCTTTCCGCTGGAGTAGAACCATCTGTTGCTTCATTTAAACCAGTCACATCTCTTATCATTTGTAGATAATAATTATATGTACCTATTAGTTGTTGCATTTTACCACTACCTGCACCGCTTTGAATTTCTTGAATAGGTATTTTACCAGGATTACCGTCACCATCTATAGTCATAGATCTACCAATAACACTACCTGTTTGGAAGAACATATTTAAAGCTTCTTGTGGATTATAGTTTGTTCCATTTCCTAAATCAACCTCAGCTAAACCATCTACATCTAAGAACACTCCATCGGGCGTCATTCGTGATAATACTTGTTGTATTTTTAAATGGGTTAATTGGATCATATCTGCAAAACCAGTTATACGATTAACTAATGAATCAATTCTCCCCTCATACATTCTAGGGGCAACAATAGCGTAATTCATTTTAACTTTAGTATAATCGCTTTTAGGACGCATCATATTACTAGCCTTCTCCCATTTAATTAACTTATCAGTACCTAATATATAAGCGCCTTCATATAAACACTCTAAAGATCTAGCAACTTTTTTATATTCCCCACCCATACTATGAGGAGGATTAAACTTATCATCTTTCTTTATGGGTTTTTCACTTCCAGTTGCGGTTTTTTTCATTTTATAAACCTCGTTCATATAGGTTTTATAATTAAAATAAAGAATGTCTACTTTGTTATTATCAGAATCTGGAGTAGTAGATCCATTGTAATTGCCAAATGTACCCGTGCTGCTTTTAGCTATTTTTTCTAATTCATCATGATTTAAATATGGGAATTGTTTTACTAATTCATTAATTGGTATAGATTTAACTTCACCAACATAATATATATCATCAAAATAAGGAGAATCTGTATAAGAATAAACTAAGTTAGCTGGATCAACATAATCAATAGTAGCCCCTTCAGAAGTGTTAAATGAAGTTTTAACAGCCCCTATTCCACAAACAACTAAATCATTATAAAATCTTTTTTTAATTAAGTTATATTGATTACCTTCCATCAAAGTACTTATAGCTTGCTCTTCAGCTATTTCTATAGCTTGTTTATAATTAAGTGTCATGTGTAAACCTAATTCTTCGGCTGTACCTGGCATATCTTTATCTTCACCACCTCCTGATTGGTTTACGGGTATTTTAAATTTCTCCATACAAAAATCATTAAACTCCTTTAGACGCATGTCTCTTTCTATATTTTGCATATACTCAGTTCTCCTAGCGACACCAAAAGGATCTTGTGAATAAGCTTTTATATCATATAGTCTTTCGGCTATACCATTTACTACTATATCTACAAATTTAGATATAATAGGCACCGGTGTCCAATCTAAATTAAGATAGGATAAATCACCATTTATAGAAAGTTCGTCTTTGTATTTTTGAACGGATTGTTCGCCACGCGCGTATAAGCGTAGATTGTGAAATTTTGATACACCACTACGAAATCTACTATTACTAGATCCATATGATTTGTTAAACCACTCGTGTTGTATTGCTTTAG